ATCGCAATACAAGCCGGTACGCATACCGAACGAAATGGCAGCGGAAATGCGTCGTGTCATTGAAGAGAAACAATATGAAAGTGATAGCGCGTTTATTAAAGCGGCTATCCGGGAGAAGTTACAACGTGAGGGATACAAACAGCAGGCGTAAAAAAAGCCCAGTTGGCGCTGAGCTTTTCTTTGAATTCAACAATCACCGTCCGACCAAAGAAGGTAACTGTATGACCGATATCGTAGTGGATGCTGACGCGTCCGTCAAGCCTCATGCGGGCTTGTCAAAATTTGACCAATTCATTATATGTAAATTTGCTCCGGGTGACAAACCGGGCAAAACTCAGAAATTCCCGTGTGACAAATATGGTGTAGTAACCAGCCTGCACGCTGCTGACCGCCTCAGTTACAGCGACGCAAAAGCAATTTCCCGCTCAATGGGTAACAGCTTCGGAGTCGGCTTTGTAATCACAGGTGACGATCCGTTTTACTGCCTCGACATTGATGGTGCATTGCAACCCGATAACACGTGGTCGCCTATTGCCACCGAACTTATGATGGCGTTCCCAGGCGCATTGATTGAGTTGAGCACCTCCCGCAAAGGTCTCCACATCTGGTTTAGCGCCAGTAAATTCGAGCACGCTTGCAAAAATGTTGCACTCAATATCGAGCTCTATAACAGTGACCGCTTTATTGCGCTGGGTGAGGTTTTACAAGGCTCCGCTGACGTAAATATGACTGCTGAGTTAAATAACATCATCAGCCGTCATTTTCCCGTTAAAGAAGCCGTAAATGACGCCGCATGGCGTGATACTCATGCAGAGGGTAGCAACCCTATTGCCGACGATGACAGGCTAATAGAGGCCGCTTTGCGCTCGTCTGGTAGCGTTGCCTCGATATTCGGCGGCAAGCTGTCATTTCGTGAATTATGGGAAGGAGATGTGCCGGAAGATTCCGACCGTTCCAGCCTCGACCAGTCGTTAGCTAACCGTCTCGCGTGGTGGACTGGCGGCAATCACACCCGCATTCAGCGCCTGATGGAGCGTAGCGGCCTTGTGCGGGACAAATGGACATCACACCGTAGTTATCTGCGTCGCACAATCACCAACGCTGTAGCGCAATGTGAGAGCTATTACACGGGAAAGCCCGACGCTAATTTACCGATAGCTTTACCTGTCCCGGACGTTCAGCCGTTTGATTCATTACAGGTCGCTAAAGGCGTGTGCCCGCATAATGACCACGTGTTAGATGCCGACATTTTACGCACTACTGTTTTCGATAATCGCCTGGTCGATTTTGGTGGCGCTGCTTATTGGTGGAACGGTCAGAAATGGGAATTTGCCGCTGAAAACCTGTTGCGTCGTTACGTGGGTGAATCAATGGTGCGCCCGATTGGTATGGACGGAGCGAAAGTAACGCAGAGCCGCATTAATGGCACGCTGGCAGTCATGCGCGACCGTCTCGATCTGAAGGGTGAGATTAACCCTTTGTCACGTCTGGTGTTCTTCCGCAATGGTGCGCTCGATGTAGATACCGGGGAGCTGATGCCGCACAACCCGGATAACCGTAACAGTAATGTGCTTAGCTGTGATTACAACCCGGCGGCAACCTGCAAAGCGTGGCAGTCATGGTTAGCGGATATCTTCCAAAGCGATTTAGAGCGTGTACAGCTGCTGCAGGAGATTATCGGATGGTCTCTGATTACGGATAACCTCGGCATTCAGAAAGCGCCAATCTTCATCGGTGCGCAGCGTGCGGGTAAAGGCACCATTCTGAATGTTGTATCTACTCTGCTTAACGACGCTGCCGGTGCATTCCAGTTGCCTAACCTCGACAACGACAAAGTGTTAGCCGGTATGACTCAACGTAACGTTGTCATCGATTACGACACAGCTAGCCCGGATAAGAAGAACTCGCGCCAGATTGTAGGCCTGTTTAAAGCTATCACAGCCAACGAGCCGGTGAGCGTTAAATTGCTGTATACACAGGTTCCTTTTCAGGGTGCGCTTAACTGTAAGCTGCTGCTTGCCTCTAACACCGTGCCTACCATGTGGGATGACTCAACCGCGACCGCTAACCGCTGGTTGCCGCTCGTGTTTGACCGCTCTTTCCTCGGAGCTGAGGATACAACGTTATCTAAGCGCCTGGTTGAAGAGTTACCCGGCATCGCACTGTGGGCGCTGGAAGGTCTGCGTCGTTTGATGAGTAATGGACGATTCACCATGCCGGAAAGCAGCCGCTACGAGATGGATTACATGGTGGAAAGTGGATCACCTGTGACGCGCTTTATGGATGAGGAATGTGTGTTTGAACAAACAGAACGCGTCGCAGATAACACCCTGTGGAGTCGTTACCAGCAATGGTGCATTGCCAACGGCATGGAACAGATGAAGCGTAAGAACTTCCTGCAAGCGTTTAAAGATGCTTCCGTGGCGCAAGGTGTGCGCTCCGCTAAATCTGTGCGAATCAATGATAGCGATTATCGCGGATTTTACGGTGTGAACGTGAAGCCTGTATTTGTATCTGAGCAGAACGTTACGCCACTCGCCGCCTTCAGGTAAAAGACATAATCACACGAAACCCGCTACGGCGGGTTTTTTTATATCCACAGTTCAGTGGTGCCCGTCGGGCAAAAGCGGGCAATTCGGGCACTTTTCCCCTATTGTTTTATATTTTCCCTTTTACTGTACACTTCTTAATCAAATTACTTTTTATCTACTTTTTATTTAAAACTGCCCGAATTGCCCGAATAGTAGTTATTGTACTGTATTTAAAGGTTTTTTTATGCCCGAAAAGTCGCCCGAAAACTGCCCGACAGTCGGGCAAAAATGAGAAATGAAAAAGCGGCACCGTGGATACCCATCAATGCCGCTTCGATTCGGGCAAAAAAAGTGCCCGACAACTGCCCGACTGAATTTTACGATTTTCCGTATTTCTGTATCAGTAATTCTCGTACTTCATCGGCAATCTTTGTCCCTCGTTCCGCTGTCTGCATCTTGATTGCTTTATGCAGCGATTCGGGAATGTCGATGGTCAGCCGCTTCATCTTTTCTGTTTCTTCCGCTGCCGTCACCCTGTCACTAATCCATGCGTCAGCAGAGGGGGCAACCGTTGGCTTTTTGCCGATAGAAATTTTCTTATTCATTTCGCCATCTCCAGCAATTCAGTTGTCAGCTCTTCAATTTCATTCACTGCGGGGCTGTTTGCATCCACCTCATAAAGAGCCAGCCCGTTCGCCGCCGCCTCCGCAAAAATTACGCGCTGAGTAATGGACGTTTGCAGCGTGGTTACCTCATACGCAGCCAGCGCTTCGCGGACGTCACGACCAATTGCCGTATTTGCGATTTTACGATTAATCGTAAAACATGATTTGATGTTTTCTTTAAATACGGAAGCCTCAGTGATGAGTTTCACAATCTCATCAGCCGCCCATATGTCATAGGGGGATGGTTGCACCGGAATCATTACAACATCAGATGCCATGATTGCAGAACGAGCCAGGTCAGTAACGCGCGGCGCACTGTCAATCACTACGTGGTCATAGCCCTGTGAGAGTTGCTGTATTTCTTTATGGATAGTCGCGCGGGGTAAACCAACTACAGAAAAGAGGGGTGGAGCTTCTCTTGCCGCTTGCCAGTCCAGCGCACTCCCTTGCGGGTCTGCATCAAGCAGTAAAACGCGGTTACCCCTGCGGGCGAGACTTGCAGCGATGTTTACTGACAGCGTGGTTTTACCAACGCCGCCTTTCTGGTTCAGTACGCCAATAATCATTACACAGCCCTCGTTTTTACGATTCTGTATTTTTACAGAAATACAGAAAAAAAATCCCGGTTTATTCCGCAAAATCGGACCGGGTTGTAAGAGGAGGGCTATCTGTTAATGTATCTTACATCATTTTCGCCATAACACAAAATGACGGGCGCGTCAATAAGAAATTTGTTGATTTTAGTAAAATATGGTGAAATACTGTTATAAATAGTTAATTAACCCATTCGGGAGATAAATAAATGGCAAGGCCAAAAGGCGCACTAAACAAACGTCCCGCCATTCCCCGCGTTCTGCTTACTGATGCAATGGCTAAGCTTGCCGTCGCCGTAGGAAGTGGCGAACCGTGGGCAGTGCAGGCCGTGATTGACCGGTGGATGCCGAAGTTAAAACCAGTGACGCCAGAGGACAGTATCGACGCCCGTGTGCTTGAGGCGCGTATCTTTGAACTGGTCGAAATGGAGCAGCGTATTGCCGCGCTGGAGAGCAAGAGCGATGACAAGTAAAGACAAGCTCGCACGTATCGAAGCGCTGGAGCGTGCGAACGTATCAGCCGCTGATGGTTGGTGGCGTGAGATGTGCACTCGTTATCACTTCCCGGTTATCCCTTTTGACAGCGCGACAACCGAAGAACGTAACGCAGTGATGGACTGCTACTTAGAGGATTTTTACTGATGACCGATTACAGCCTTTTAATGAAACAACGCATCGCAAACGCGTGGCGCGACTCTAAGCCAGCCCACGTGGTTATCGACGCGTTACCAGCTCCAGACCCGATGACCGCCGTTAAACGTAAAATTAGCGCAGCGTGGAAAAGAAAATGAGAAAGATTGTTATGCACGATGTGGGGGTTATTCGCCCGCGCGACATGAATAAGATTGCAAAGCGTGAATCCATCCGCCAGCAGTTTGACGCTGGCACACTAATTGACCCTCAGACAACACGCCCCGTCACAGACAAACACCATCTCTCCAGAGTTTACAAACTCTTAGGACTGTAAATTAGAACCGCCTCCGGGCGGTTTTTCTTTCCACCTATCATTCATTGACGAACTCGTCAAGAAATATTTATCAAAATAGCACTTTTTGCCTATTCTTAGTTCACTTGTTCATATATTATTGACTCATACGGTGATGAAAGGGGTTGCAAATGATTCATTGCAAAGTGATTTTTCAAAAAAGGTTCAACCGTGAACCCGTTGAAGGTTACGTCACTGAATGTCCCGATTTTAAAAAGCCGTTGCAAATCTTCCTCGACCGGGAACACCGTCACAGCGTAATCGTTCGCGGGAAAGAGGTAGATCATTATCAGGTAATTAACGAGGTGCTATTGAATGACTAACTATGTGGACGCTGCTTTAAATGATATGTCCGAATATCGGGCTAAACGTAAACAAGTTAAAGCGGAAGTAACAAAGCTGGAAACACAGATTAACGAACTGAAATCCACGCTGATTAAACCGGATATGTCTAAACATATTCAAGCTGTTAATGATGAGTTGGAAACGAAAAAACATAACTTCATGACGGAACTTAAAAAAACCGTGATGAGTGATGATTTCACAAGTAAATGGCAAATGCGTGCTATTTCAGCATTTGGACAGACTAAACACGTTCAAAGTGCTGACGATTTGTTTCGCATCGATGGCGGCGCGGCAGCGATGGCATACATGCTGACCGGTCAACTCGATAATGCGGTGCTTAAACTCGTTATGCCACACAGCGACATTTTTAATTATGTCCAGACAATCTCCACCATGTGCAACAAACTGGGAATCCTTGAGGACGAAATTGAAAACATCGTGTTGGATATCGAATTCATTGACCAAATCAAATACTTTGCGGGGGTGTGATTATGTACGGCAACCTGATTAAAAAATTAGCCATTAAAGCGAAAAGTAATTACTCAAACGGCAATCAGCGGAACGGTGGCATCCCTTTACACATTCTGCTTAAACAACAGAAAAGCGGAAATAAGGCCGATAAATGAAAATGCTTACCGCGCCTGAATGGGCTTACCGCGCTATGACCAGCTTAGTTCCCGATGACTCAGGCGCGGGCATTCCGTTTGAAGATTTACGAATCATGTTACAGATCGCCCCCACCTTTTGCCGTGAACATCTTGAGAAACTTGGAATTGAAATTGATGAAGAGCAAAAGATAGTTCGGGCAAAATGGAAATGGGATGAGTGAAAATGTCACAATCTGCGATAGCACTTCATGATGCAAACCTGTGGGGGTTTAAACGCCCCCGTAAATGGCTGTGTAAATACGGCGCGATTTATCCGGGTGAGGAAGATTACGCCGAATACGTGAAAGTCCGTAAACAAATCTCCCAGCTCGTAACCAAATACATCGAAAACAATACAAACTACAGGATGTGCATCAATGAAAACCAAATTTAAATACACGCTAACAGACTTGCCAGACTGTAAATTAGACATTGTTATCACAACTTCCGGCATGGACGCTAACGACGCTGATGAGTGTATCGAAATTATCAGTGAAAATTATCTCGCGGTCGCTCATAAATGCGTGACTGAAAAACTTGCTTCTCCTTATGAAATCTTTGTACCAGCCTTTGAAGAAATTAGAGCACAAGCCGACGGATCATTTTCCAAAATCGCTGAATGCCTCATGAAGAACGCCGAAGGGGATAAGGTTGCAGCGGTTCCTTATATGGACTGGTTATTTAGCATGATGCTGTGTGATGAGTTATTTCCTTTAGTCGCTTACTTCAACTTTCAGCCTGTTAAGGAGTTTTAACAATGTCTAACGTAATCACTTCATTTTTGATCGGGATTGGCCTCGACATTAGTCAGGTTGAAGCCGGTGAGAAGCGTCTTAATCAGGCGATGGAAGGGGTCAAATCGTCAACGCTGGCAATCGGTTCATCGATGGCTGCTGCTGCGGTAGGTGCAGGCGTGGCAATCGATACAACAGCGAAGAAAGCCACTGCGCTTAGTAACTCTCTGTATCGCACCAACACACAGACCACGTGGGTGCAGGGCTATCAGGCTTCACTTATTGAACTTGGTGACACTGCTGAAACAGCCGGGGAACGTGTGCGGGGAATTGAGGATAACATCGCCAGTGTTTTCAGTGGTCAGGGCGGTGCTTTTCTCGATAGCCTCAGTCAGGTAGGTTTCGACACGTCAGGATTGACTAAGACACAGAACGCGCAAGAGGCAATGGGATTACTCATTGACCAGTTTTCTAAATCAAGCCACACGCAACAGATGAACATGGCTCGCACGCTGGGGCTTACCGATGCTGAATTTAAATTGTGGCAGCGTGGCACTACTTACGTTAATGAACACTCTGAAACGCTGGCTAAGTCACTGGGTTACACGGATGGGCTGCTGAATCAACAGCGTGAATACAATCAGGCCGTCATTGAAACAGACCAGGCATGGACGCGTGTTGTTAACACCCTGTCCACTAAACTTTTGCCATCAATGACCGAAGCCCGGAACATGGCGGCAGATGTGGGCAATTGGGCTGCTAACAAGCTTAAAGACGCTAATCCTCACGATGTGACCAACGCAGCGGCAGCGGCGACCATCGTCGGCGGCGCTTCCGTTTCAGGGTTGGCACGCGCTGCATTACCGGGAGCGGCTCGTTTTATTCCGGGCGTACCTTTTGCCGGTCCTGCTACCGGTGCAATTCTGGGGGATGCACTGTGGCAACATGGCATCACACCTATGCAAAATTCATTGTACGGCTCTGAAAGCACCGGTAACGATACGTGGCACTTCAAGAAATCATCACCACTCGGGAAATTGTGGGATTGGTGGCACAGCCCATCAGACACGCCGAACGGCTCTAGTAACTCTATGCCGGACTGGTTGCAGAAGCCCACACACGGCTCTGAATATGCCCCTTACGCTTACGCATCCACACAGCCCGACTACGAACGCCAAAGCCAGTCGCTGCACCGTGCGTTGCGCGAAGCCCCTCTAAATGTCAACGCTAATGTAACCGTGACGAATCACGTAGAACTGGACGGCGAGAAAATCGGAGAGGTCGTGGATACCCGTATCGATCGCCACAATCAGGAAGCAATGAACCAATTTTCGAGCAAGGTGGCACGTTGATGATTGTCTACTTTACCGTTGTGAGCGTCTGTATGTTTGTAATGCTTTTTTCATCACTTCAAATGTTAAAAAAAGCGCGGGAGATGCTTACCTATTCCGATGAATAGTTGTACAATTGAACTATTGAACAAGGTGAGCGAATATGAAAAAACCAGTTACAGCAAACGCGTTGCGAATCCGCCTGATTCGCAAGTTAACAAAAGAAGGTAAGACCATGCGCCGCCATAACCACGAATGGCTGGTTATTGAGGGTGACAAGGTAACCGAACGGTACGACTCGATTGTTGAGTTTGCTACGAAATACGAAGTGATCAAGCCTTACGAAGAGTGCTCCGACTGCCGCTAACAGTCGGAGCGTTACACGAAAGAAACAATGGGGGTTTCTGTCATGCTGTTAAATATTATCACATATGTTGCGTTATTTTTAAATTTCGCCGGAGCGTATTTACTATGCCATCTTTAAGAAATTATGAGTTACTTATCAACGGTAATGTGTACATCGGGCGAATGAATGCACCGGCGCAGCAATTGCGTTGCGTATTTGACATCATCGCGTTACCCGGTGGTAATTACAGCACAGCCGATATTCGTCTTTATAACCTCGCCTCTGCCAGTTCTCCCCGCGTGAAAAATGCAACACCACATGGCGGAATGGACATTCAGCAAGGTGACGCAATTCAATTGATTGCGGGTTATTCAATGTTTGACACCACGATTAACAGTGATGGTACTGCTAACGAAAACGTCAAAAATGATATGAGTGTTATTTTTGAAGGTACTGTTACCAACGTATTCAGGGAGCGTGACGGCACAAACATTGTTTCACGCATTCTCTGCAACAGTGGTGATAACACTAACGATACCGGTGTTGCTGCTGCGTCATATAGTCAGGGCGCATTATTAATCGACGTGTTGCGCGACCTGTGTAAAGCATGGGGTAAACGTCTCGTTATTGCAGACGGCGAGGATAATTATAAGCAGGTATTTCTGAGTGGTTATGTCGTTAATGGTGACATTACGCGGGAATTGAAAATACTTGGGAAAGCTTACGACTTCATTTTTGTTAACCATAACAATGAGGTCACAATTTCAACCCCGGGTAAAGCACGGTCTGCCACTAAATTTATGGTATCCGCAACTACGGGTATGATTGGCATTCCTGAAATCAGTGGCGGCGCAAGCGGTGTGTATATCGACGTAAGTGTGCGACTGAATCCGTTTATTAAATCAACTGACTCTTTTGAGGTTGATGCAGAATTTCAGACGTTTAACACTGGCAATGCGTTTGTCACGTCCATTGAAGGTCACGCGTCAGGTGTATGGAACGTTAATTCACTCCGTCACCGTGGTGATAACTGGGGCAACCTGTGGCGTACTGATATTAACGCAGTACGTCAGGACTCTATCACAGGGGTTACGGGGCTGGATATTGGCGCAAAACTTATATGGGGAGCGAAAGTAAGTCAGGAATTTCGCGCCGCTATTCGTGACGTTGCCAGAGAGCAAGAGTTAGACCCAAACTGGCTTATGGCTGTTATGGCGTTTGAAACTGGTCGCACGTTCAGCCCTTACATTAAAGCGACTAACAGTAGCGCAACCGGCCTTATTCAATTCACCAAAGGAACAGCGGCATCACTTGGCACATCTACCGTTAAATTAGCCCGCATGACCGCTACGGAACAAATACGCGGTCCGGTTCGTGATTATTTCGAACAGTACAAAGGTAAAATTAAAAATATGGGCGATACATATATGGCTGTATTTGCGCCGAATGGGATTGGCAGGGCTGATTCTACAGTTTTATACGTATCACCCAGCGCAGAATATAACGCTAACTCGTCACTCGATACGACACACAAAGGTTACATAACACGTGCTGACTGCATCCAGCGCGTAAACAAAGAATTTCTCGACGGCAGACAGTACGCAGCATAAGGAAAAACAAAAATGAGTCTCGTGTATCCAATCCCGCAAGGCCAGCTCGCGCAGGCTGAAAAATATCTACGTGATAATCACGACCCCGCTTTTGTGCTGGCCTTTCGTATCGGCATCGAAACAGGGTTACGCATTTCCGATATTCTCTCGCTACGATGGGAGCATATCACCGGCAACACAATCACCCTGGCAGAAGCGAAAGGGAGTAAAGCGAGAGCGGCAAGAGCCGCTCGTAAGGTGCTGGAGAGCGTTAAACAAGAGCTAATCGTGCATTACGGTAACGACCCGCAAATGATGATGCGGGTATTTATCACCAGTCCACCAGACATCATTTCGCTCATTCCTGATGAATGGCGTGACAGTGTAGCGGAACGCATTCGGATAGCCCGCGATTCAGCACCGGCAAAAATGCGCACGGTGACTGTCAGCAAGCGCACTGGCGAGATGCTCGCACGCAGAAAATCCAAATTTACTGATATCGACAACGGTGATGTATTTTCACGGGCAACGCTCAAAAGTAACCGCGCCCGCAATCTGGCAGGGCGGATCACTCGTCAGGCAATGTGGGTTGTGTTCTCAGGCTTAAACGATGTGTTATCGACCGTGAAACGTGTTGCTTGTCACAGTCTCCGCAAAGTGTTTGCACGTGGTTTATATTTTGCCAGCCAAAAAGATATCGGCCTTTTGATGACCGTTATCGGTCACTCATCCCCCGCTATGTCGCTGCGTTATATAGGTATTTCGGACGATGATGAACACACTGCTGTGAACTCATGGCTCACCGCACTAACCGATAGTTGACGCCCCCGTCATTGATTTATAAGGATTTTTTTATTTCAGGGCTATTGCCATCCCCCTGAGCAACTGTTAACCTGTAACACAGTTATAGGAGGAATAGTTATGTCCAGCAAATCGCAATACAAGCCGGTACGCATACCGAACGAAATGGCAGCGGAAATGCGTCGTGTCATTGAAGAGAAACAATATGAAAGTGATAGCGCGTTTATTAAAGCGGCTATCCGGGAGAAGTTACAACGT